GGAATCCTTGTACGAGTGGATCATCGACAAGGACGGCGGCATCCAGGGGATGAAGCAGCTTGACCCCTCTGGCGCTGGCATCTTCATGATACCGATCGACAAGGCCCTCCTATTCCGCACCACGACCCAGAAGAACAATCCCGAGGGCCGCTCCCTTCTGCGCTCCGCCTACACCTCCTGGTTCTTCAAGAAGCGCATCCAGGAGATCGAAGCGATCGGCATCGAAAGGGATCTCGCTGGCCTCCCCGTGGCAGAGGTTCCCCCGGAGTATCTTTCCTCGGGGGCCACCGCCGAGCAGAAGGCCGTCCTCGCGGCGGTCCAGGACATCGTCTCCAACATCAAGCGCAACGAGGCCGAGGGAGTAGTGTTCCCCGCCTTGTATGACGCGAACGGGAAGAAGATCTTCGACCTTCGCCTCCTGTCCTCCGGCGGCTCCCGCCAGTTCGACACCGACAAGACGATCATGAGATACGACCGATCCATCGCCCAGTCCATGATCGCGGACTTCGTGATGCTCGGGCATGAGAGCGTCGGATCCTTCGCCCTCGGAGCCTCGAAGGTGGATCTGTGGATGATGAGCGTTGACGCGATCGCTAAGAACATCGCCGAGGTCGTCAACGCCCACGCAATCCCTCGGCTGCTGGAGCTGAACGGCATCTCCATGCAAACCCCGCCGCAGCTCACCTACGGCGAGGTCGCTTCGGTGGATCTCCCAGGCCTGGCTGACTTCATCCAGAAGATGACGATCTCCGGGGCCCTGACTCCGGACGAGGCCCTAGAGCAGTACCTTCGGCAGGTCGCTGGCCTTCCCCCTGCGGGCGTGAGTGGGCCATGAGCGCGGAGGAGGAGGCGGCTCGCCGCCAGTTCCTTTCCGCCGTCGCTAGGCTGACGGGGCTTTCTGTATCCCAGATCCGGAACATCCTGAACAGCGGGGCCCTGTCCCAGATCCACAACAACTTCCCGTGGGATGCCTTCGCCGGAGATCTCGGGGAGATCTCGAAGATCATCCAGGACGCCTTCTCCGCAGCAGCTTCCCCTGCGTCCCCTCGCATGGATCTTCGCATGGACTTGATTGACGAGAAGGCCGTCAGGTGGGCAGGGGAACGCTCATCGAATCTCATCGTGGAGATCAGCGAGGAGATGCGGGCCACGATCCGGTCCCTCGTCTCGGATTCTGTCTCGGGGATGATGGACACCGATGAGCTCGCCCGTAGGCTTTCCCGGACGGTGGGGCTTCATGAACGCTACGCCCGGGCGGTCGATAACTCCTGGACGCAGACGTTTGATGAGCAGATCCGGGCAGGCCGATCAGCAGCGCAGGCCAGGACGATCGCTGACCGGACAGCAGACAGGTACAGGCAGCGGCTCCTGAATGTTCGAGCGAGGACGATCGCCCGAACCGAGATCCACGCGGCGCAGAACGCGGGGCGCATGGCTGGATGGGAGGACTCCATCTCGCAGGGATTCGCGTCTCCGCAGGCCCGGAAGCAGTGGATCACCTACGATCCTTGCGATATCTGTCAGCCGATGGATGGGCAGATCGTCCCCTGGGACAAGTCATTCAGCAACGGAAACATGATGCCAGCGGCGCACCCTAACTGCGTCTGTCAGGCGATTCTCTTGGAGGCGGCATGAGCAAGTACGAGGAAGCCCACGACAGATTTCATGCTGCTGGCTTCGAGCCGGAGGAAGGGCTGATCCGGGTCCATCACGAGATCGCTGCCAACTTGGAGAAGTGCGACTGTGACTGGGCCGGGTATTCGGTGGAGATGGATCGGGAGTCGGTGGACCTGGAGAAGGTCGCTGCCTACGGGCTGCCGATGGATGTCGTCGCCACGCTCCGCCAGGCCCAACTGGAGGGATACTCCGTCGCCGACATCGTGACGATGCTGACCTCGGAAGGCTGGGAGCTTCGCGTCGTCCCCGCAGGATCGAAGGTCGGGGATGTGTTCCCTGCGGTGGAGAAGATCATCCGAATGGAAGGCGACCGCTTCTGCGTCTACTCCGAGGACGGGACGAGATCGTTCGGCTGCTACGACACCCAAGAGCAGGCCGAGGAGCGCCTGCGCCAGATCCATTCCTTCAACAGCGCCGAAGGGATCCGGGAGGGAATGTTCGTCCGCTGGAACACCTCGGGCGGCATCGCTCGGGGCAGGGTGGAGCATGTGATGACCGAGGGCACCCTAGGGGTCCCGGGATCTTCCTTCTCCATCGACGCGACCCCGGATGATCCGGCTGTCCTGATCCGGATCTACCGCCAGGAGCCTGACGGGGAATGGGACGAGACAGAGATCCTGGTCGGGCATCGCGCTTCGACCCTGACGGTCATCTCCGCCCTGGAGAAGGCCACGAAGCGGGAGGACGGGGAGGACTTCCCCCCGGAGGCTTTCGCCTACGTCCCTGACCCTGAGAAGCCCTCCACCTGGAAGCTGCGCCTGTGGGATTCCCTGGAGGAGAGGGAGACTCGGGCTCAGGTAGGTAGGGCGATTTCTGCCCTTCAGCCTGGAGGCTTCCGAGGGAACCGGGTGGAGATCCCCGCCGAGGACATCGAAGCGGTGAAGCAGCGGATCGCTGCCGCCTGGTCAAGGGTCTGGTCCGACGACGATTCGGCGGAGATGCCCCCGGTCCTGAAGCAGGAATCCTACGAGCCCCCGCAGGGGGTCCAGGAAGCCGCTCAGCGGGCCCTGGAGTGGATCTCCCAGGGAAGGGCAGGGGAAGGCTTCACCGATGTCGGAAGGGCTCGGGCAGCTCAGCTCGCCCGAGGAGCAGCAGTATCCCTGGACGTGATCCGCAGGATGCGCTCCTACTTCGCACGCCACGAGAACGACGCCCAGGCCGAAGGATGGGAGCGCGGCGAGCCCGGCTTCCCCTCCCCCGGTCGGGTGGCCTGGGATGCCTGGGGCGGAGACGCCGGAAGGGACTGGGCCAACATCGTGTGGGAGCGGGCCGAGAAGAACGGAAACAGCCTCGGCTTGACCGCTCGGCAGGCAACGATGTACCAGAAGTATGAGTGGATCGTAGACATGATGGGGCCCTGGGATTACGGGGTCGGCCCGAACGGGGCCCATTACATTCCCGCGTCCGAGAATCCTTTCATCGACTCCGGGATCGCTTGCCGGAACTGCGTCTTCTACCGAGGGGGAGGAGGCTGCGAGATCCTCTCTGGCCCTGTCGAAGCTGACGGAGCATGCAAGCTCTGGATCATTCCCGAGGGCCTCGTGTCCGAGCCCGAGGGCGACGACTCCGACGAGATGGAGATGCCCGACCTAGATGACGAATACGAGGAGGATCCGATCCTTCTCCTCGGGAAGGCGATCGGCGATCTGAGGAAAGCCGACGAACGCCGCTTCACGATGGGCCCCTGGTACATCCCCGATATGTTGGACGCCCATGGGGAGTTCACCGACGCCGAGGAGCTTCAGACGGCCCTGTGGCGATACGTGCAGTCAGGAGATCGAAGGATCCGGCTCCAGCACAACGTGAACGTCGTGGCAGGAGAAGCGGTGGAGATGATGACCTGGCCTTACCCGGTCACCCTTCCGCTGACGATGGCGGACGGCACGATGAGCGAGCGAGAGTTCCCCCCGAACACGGTCTTCCTCGGAGTGATCTGGGAGCCGTGGGCCTGGGAGTACGTGAAGGAAGGCCGCATCTCCGGGTATTCCATCGGAGGCCGAACCGATCGGGTGATGGTCGATCTCCCGGAGTAACCCCGGTTGACATCCCCCGGGTAATGCGTAAGCATTGTTTCCCAGGAGGTGATCCGGATGGTAGAGCTAGTCGTGCAATACCCCGGCGACGTGGACTGGTGGACGATCGCTTCGGTCGCTCCGCAGGCGGCTGAACGTCTCACGTCGATCGCTAAGTCTGCCGAGTCCGAAGGAGCCCAGACCGGGATCCGATGGGCGGGCATCCTGTTCTCCGTGGAGGAATACTTAGAGCTGCGGGGCGGGAAGGCTTCGACTCCTCGCTGAAGCCCCACGTGGGACGCGAGGAGGACCAGGGTTCGATTCCCTGCCGCTCCACGCCCGATTCCCCCTAGGAATCGCCGAATCTGGGGGAATCCCCTGGGAGCTGGCCCCGGTGGGATATTCTTTCCGGGTGGGGCCTGGGGAGGCCCCGAGAGGGGAATCATTCGATGAAGCAATCTGAGAGGGTAGCGATCCTGGACAGGATCGTGGAGCAGCGCCGGGTCGTCCGAGAAGCCCTCGGGGGCCCGGGGAAGATCGCAGCGGGGGATGCCCAGGTGAAGGCTAGGGGCTTGCTGTTCTTGTCGCGGGAGGCCCGATCCCTCGGGATCCCGGACTCGGCTATCCGCCGAGCAGGAGGGGTGGTGGAGTCGTGAGCGATCCTCAGATCTGGCATCTGTTCCGGGATGGGAATCCCTACACCCTGATCGTCTACGGCCCCGATAGGGACGGGGAATGGGAAGTGGAGATCCACGAGGAGCATGTGGATCCCGAGACGAGGAATCCTCTGTCGTTCCTCGGGAATACGATCCTGAAGCGGGACACCCATATCGTCGCAGACTGCTGGGATGCGGTCGCTAAGGCGATGCAGCAGCGTGCCCAGGAGCGCGAGGAGTTCAGCCGTAACCCGTTCGGGGATCTCCCGGACTGGGCCAAGTTCATCACCGACCGGATAGGAAGCGACAGATGAGAAGCACCCTGATCGTGGCCCCGATCTTCGCCCTAGCCCTAGCGGGCTGCGCGATTCCCGGAGCCGCCCCACAGCAGACGGTCACCGTCACCCAAGACGCGCCCCGAGCCGAGGAGCCCGAGCAGCGGGCCACCGACCCGGACGACCTCTACATGGATCTCCTCGCCTCCGAGGGAATCCGAGCCCCCCGATCCACCAGCATCGACACCGCCCGCCTCGTCTGCGAGGCCTTGGATGCCGGATACGAGAAGGAGTTCCTGGCGAGCATGGCGATGGACTCGGGCTTCTCCATCCGGGAGGCGGCAGCGATCGTCGCCGCTTCCATCGTCGTCTACTGCCCCCGGCATGAGAGGTGAGGGACCGATGAAGCCGATTGACCCGACCCTAGCGGCAGATGCGGTGCAGGCGGTCACGGGCCCGAGGCAGCGGGACTATGCCCATCCTCGGATCAACTTCCAGCGGATCGCCGATCTGTGGGCCCCGATCTTCGGGGTCCCGGTGACCCCGGAACAGGTAGCGATCGCCATGATCCAGGTGAAGATCAGCCGGGAGATGAACCGCCATACGAGGGACAATGTCGTGGACCTCATCGGCTACGCCCTGACCCTGGATGCCTGCATGGGGGAGGAGTCGTGAGGGAGTGGAGGGTGACGACGCATCCGAAGACCGGGCCCGGGGTAGGGGAATGTTTCTATCTGGGGACCGATCCGGTGAAGGCCTGGGATACGTTCAGGAAGCGGTCAACGATGGAGATGATCCAGGGGAAGAAGATCACGACCCTGTTCCGGAGGGAGCGCAGGGACTGGGAGCCCGTCGCCTGCGCCTACCCGTCATGAGCGTCTCCCTCATGTTCCGGAAAGTGAAGGCAGCTACCTGGAGCGCGACGATACAGAAGGGCCGATCCCATGTGATCGTCGGCCTGGTCCCCGAGGGATGGAAGGCCAGCCTGTTCTTCCGCGACGCCCACGGGGATCTTCAGATCCGAGAGTTCGGGATCTTCGGATCCCGCAGAGAAGCCCAGGACGGGGCCTCTGAAGCGATCCTGGAAGGGGGGTGGCGTGATGAGTAAGGCAGGGGAATGGATCGGAGCGATCGGCTTCGTGCTGGCAATCCTGGCGGTGATGGGATTCGCCGGATGGATCGAAGGAATGTGATCTAGCATCTCGGGGTGGCCCCCCGGAAGAAGACCGAGAAGCGGGGGGCCTGGCGATGCCGGATCTGCTCAGCTCGCGGCTTAGATCCGGATCCCCTAGCGGCATGGACCGCCCACTACATGAGCGAGCATTACAGAGCATGAGCCGCTACCCGTAGTTGTGTTACTCTGCTTCCACGAGCGATCGCGTCCATCCTGGGGCGCGGCCCTTCTGTTGCGAGGTGCGGGTGAAGCGTCCGAAGATGACTAATCTCATCGTGGAGGAAACTTCCGGCGTGGATCATCCTGCACACCTACATCCTGGCTGGGTCGTCATGAAGTCGGCTGACCAGGCAGAGGTCGCAGCGGTAGTGGAGTCGCTCCTTCATCCTACGGAGGAAGCCATGCCCGATGTTGAGAAGGCGGCAGAAGCCCCCGAGGTGACCGTGGAGTCGCTTCAGGAGGAGCTCGCCAAGGCCCGGGAGGAAATCGAGTCCCTCCGTAAGGCCACCGAGACTGAGACCCCCGAGCCGACCGAGGACGATCTGGTCAAGTCCGCTCCGGAGCCCGTTCAGAAGATGCTCGCTGATCTTCGCGTGGAGCGGGAAGCCGCCCTCGCTAAGGCAGCCGAGGCCGAGGCAACCCTGGTCGCGGAGCGTGAGGCAGCCGCCGACGCCGCCGCGATTGAGAAGGCCCGCGCCTGGAGTAATCTCGCTATCGACGCCGAGAAGGTGGGCCCCGCCCTCCGTCATCTCGCCGAGACGAACGAGGATCTTGCGAAGTCAATCACCGAGGTCCTGGATGCCGCGAACGCCCAGAGCGAATCCGCAGCGATCTTCGAGGAGCTCGGTAAGTCTTCCGGTCCCA